GGTATATCGACACCCGCTATGCCATCGAACCAACGCGCCCCATCCGCCCGGAAATCATCGCCTACTTCGCCGCCCTCTCCAAGGCCACCGGCTTCACCTTTACGCCGGCGCAAATGTTCTGGTATGATTCGAAAGAGACCGTCCAAGGCCACGGCATGAAAAAGGAATTTCCCTCCACCCCCGGCGAGGCCTTCGAGGCCATGGTGGAAAATGCCATCTACGGCCAGCAGATGGCGGATCTCCGCGCGGGCGGGCGCATCCTCGACTTTTCCCCCGAGGCCGCGCCGCCCCTGTTCACTTTCTGGGACATCGGCATTTCCGACTTCGCCGCCATATGGCTCATCCAGCCCATCGGCAGGCACCACCTTGTCCTCGATTGGTACGAGGCCGAGGGGAAATCCGCCGCCGCGCACGCCGACCAGATGCGCCTATGGGAGGCGAAATACCGCCGCCCCATCGCCACCCACTTCCTCCCCCACGACGCCGAGAACCGCACCCCCGGCAGCGGCATGACCTACCGCCAGTATCTCACCCAGGCGGGAATCCCCAACACCCGAGTCGTCCCGCGCACGCCGGACGTTTGGCTCGGCATCGGCCATGTGCGCGACGCACTCCCGCATTGCTTCTTTCACAAGACCCATTGCGACACCCCCCGCCACCACAACGGCACCGAATTCCCCAGCGGCGTCGCGTGCCTCTCCGCCTACTCCCGCGACGTATCCCCCCGCCTTCTCCGTGAAATGCCCAAGCACGACCACTTTTCCCACTCCGCCGACGCCTTCCGCACCTTCGCCGAAGCCCTCCGCCTCGGCATGATCGAACGCGCGGGCGACACCTCCCGCACCAAACCCCAGGCACTAGGCCGACCCACTTCCAAAAGACGATGATCCAGATCCTCCACATCCCCGGCATCCAGTATGAAGGAGAAACCCGTGAACAAGCGGAGCAGCGCGACCGCCGCACCGCCAAGGCCAACCGCCGACTCAAAGAGGAATGGGAGGAATTACAACGGCAACGCGCCGCCCCAATGAAATCAATGCAGGAATGGGCGAAAAAGCGCGGAATCAATCGGCTCTACCTACCATGAAAACACCAACCACATCCGCCTGCTTTTGGGTGATAATGCACGAAACCCCCGGCGAGCATGACCGCAGCCGCACGGCAGTAGGGCCATTCAAAAGCTACCACAAAGCGGAGGAGTGGATACGCGCAGACGCACACAGCACATTCCTCGCCAGCGATAACGCCCTGCAAGGCGATCCCCAACAGTGGGGAGAAACCATGACCATCGTGGAGGAACGCCGCACCGTGAAACCCATCCCGAAAGTCACCGTTTCCATCACTCTTAAAATTTCACCGAAGACGTAGCCCATGCCCCCCTACCTCTCCGCGCTCGAACTCTGGCGGAATCTCACGCCCTTCCCTTGGCTCGACCTGATCGACACTTGCGCGCAGGCGGGAATCCTTGTCTGCACGCCGGACGTATTCCTCGCCGCCATGCCGGATTGCCGGGAAGAGGCAGGACAGACCCTTTCCCCGCTTCAATACCCCGAGGAGGCGGATTGCTGGCACGTTTGGCTCGCCGCCGGGAAACCGGATGCCATGCGAACCCTCGCCCGCCTTGCCCCGTATCCGCTCCCATGGATCACTTGGCACCGCCGGGGGAGGCTCGTCTCCCTGAAATGGGAAACCGTAATCCGTCACACCAATGGCCAGCAAACCGAAAATGCCAGCAATGCCCGCGCCCCCTCCGCCGCCGGTCTCCTCGACGGGCGTGGAACGTCAGGCCGCCGAGGATGAGACACGCCGCCGCTCCAAAGCGCGCTATTCCTTCGAGGACACCGTCCTCTCCCCCAACACCGGCCTCAAGCGCACCCTCGGCTAGTCCCCTATGTCCGACCTCGCCGACACCGTTGCCCGCCAGATCGCCGCCCTCGATGCGGAGCGCCTTCCATGGGAGGCGCTTTGGCAGGAACTCGCCGAGGTAGTCCACCCGCGCCGCAACACGATCCAGCAGGGAAACAGGGACACCACGCCCGACCGCTCTTCCATCGCCTGGAGCTTCGACGGCACCGCGATGCGGGCAAACGCCACCCTCGCATCCGGCCAATCCGCCCGCATCACCCCCATGGGAGCGCGTTGGTTTGTCCTCCGCCCGCCCGCCGAGCTGCAGGAATCCGCCGCCGCCCAGGAATACTACGCCAAGGCCACCGAGATCCTCGTCGCCAAGCTCGGCGCTTCCAACTTCTACAACCGCGCCCATGAATGCTACCTCGACCGGGGAGCCTTCGGAATCTCCGCGCTGGAAACCACTTCCGGGAAAAATGGCCGCGGACTCCATTTCCGCTGTCACCCCTGCGGCAGCTACTCCATTTCCCAGAACAACCTGGACGAGGTCGATGTCATCGCCACCTCCACCAGCTACACGCCGGCGCAAATGGCCGGAGCCTTTGGCGAGGAGAACCTCCCGCCCGCCGTCCGCGCCCTCTTTGACGAACCGGCCAAGCGCTTCACCGCCAAGCAGACCGTCCAGCGCCTCATCGTCCCCCGCGCCGACCGGGATCCGCGCAAGCAGGACGCGAAGAACAAGCCCATCGCCTCCTTCCACATCCACAAGGAATCCAACACCATCCTCCTCGAAAGCGGCTTTGATGAAATCCCCATCGCCGTTTCCCGCTGGAGCATGTGGGGAGACTCCGCCTACGGATGGGCGCCGTCCTATCACGCCCTCCCCGAGGCCGCGCAACTGAATTTCCTCGAGCAGATGCTCGACACCCTCGCCGAAACCGCCGCCTTCCCCCGCGTCCTCTACCCCGCCGGATTCAAGGAGGAAATCGATTTCTCCGCCCTCGGCCTCACCTGCTACGACCCCAGCCTTGGAGGAGAGCCAAAAGAATGGCTCACGAATGGCCGCTATGACATCGGCAAGGATCGCTCCGCCGAGAAACGCCGCGCCATCGAGGCCGCCTTCCATGTGGAGCTTTTCAACGCGATCTCCCACCTCGACCCATCCGCCACCGCCACGCAGATCTCCGCGATCGTCAGCGAGTCCCGCGAGCTTTTCCACCCGATTTATTCCAACATGGTGCGGGAATTCCTCACCCCCGTCCTCCGCCGTTCTTTCGCCCTGCTTGTCCGTTCCGGGGAAATCCCGCCCCCGCCGCAGGAAGTCCTGATGCGCGACGATCTCGGCGCATACCTCGCCGACCCCGAGGTCGATTACGTCTCCGCCATGGCGCTCGCCATGGAGCAGTCCCACCTCGCAGGCCTTGGCGACATCCTCGCCATCACCGCCCCGCTCGCCCAGCTCGATCCCACCTTCCTCGATTCCCTCAATCCCCGCACCATCCTCCCCCACTTCGCCCGCGCCAAGGGACTCCCCACCATTCTCCTCCGCACCGAGAAACAGCTCGCCGAGCTGGACGAGCAGCGCGCCGCCGCCGCACAGGCGCAGCAGGCCGTGCAGGCCACCGAAGCCGTCCGCAACCTCGGCGGAGCACGCGAAACCATGGACGCCGCCGCACAACTCTCTCCCCCGCAATAATGCCAACCCCGAAAGACAATGCCCAAGAAAACGCCGCGCGCATCAAACAGCAGCGCACAGACCTACTCGCCTCCATCCGCAGAACCTTCGACACCCCCGACGGCAAGCGAACCCTCGCATGGCTACACGCCGCCACCGCCACCGGTGAACCCGCCTTCCAAGCTGGCCGGGATGGAAATTATTGTCCCATTGCCGCCGCCTTCCGAAACGGCCGACAATCCGTCCTCCTCGAAATCGACAAAAACCTCGCCGAAGCCCAAGCCCATTCCGCTTGACGACGAGGACGACGACGTTCCCCTCCCCGCCAAAATCTCCGACGCACCCCGCCACCCGGATCTCGGCTACGGAACGCCGGAGTGTTTCCTATGGTGCTTCGAAAACCTTTCCCGCGCCGACTTCCTCCAACTCTACGGCGAGCGCCGTCAGGAAATGCGCGAGAAATGCCAGGGCAACCATGACACCGCCGAAGCCCTCGCCTACCTCAAAACCCCCAGCAAACCACTCCCATGATCGAGACCTCAACGGAACAGACCACCACCGAGACCGAGACAAGCTCGGAAACCTCCACAGTCGTCAAGGATTCCTTGACATCTACCACGCCGCGCGTGTTCAACGACGACGGCACATTCGCCGAGAACTGGCACCAGACCTATGGCGACGAATTTTCCCCCTATGGTGAAACCGCCGCCCGCTTCAAGAACCCCGGCGACTTGCTGAAAAGCTACGTCCACCTCCGCCAGACTGGCCCATCGTATCCCGACGCGACCGCCACGCCCGACCAAGTGGAACGCTTCCGCCAGCTCGCCAACGTGCCGGCCAATCCCGAAGGCTACAACCTCGCCCTCCCCGAGCAGCTTCCCGAAGGAGTAAGTTTCAACGCCGACCTCGCCGCCGAGTTTGCCAAGATCGCCCACCAGCACCATGTCCCCGCGCCCGCCCTCCGCGCGCTCATGGACAAGCAGCTTGCCATCGCCGCCAACGAGGCCGGGCAACACGCGCAGGCCATCGCCAAGGCGCAGGAAGAAGCCCGCTCCTCCCTCATCTCGGAATGGAAAGGCGACTACACCGCCAACCTCTCCACCGTCCGCCACCTCACCGAGCGCTTCGGCGAGGCCGCAGGCATCGACGAGGGAGCCGTGAAGGAACTCTCCAACAATCCCGCCTTCGCCCGCATCATGCACCAGGTGGCGAAGCTCACCCGCGAGGACACCGTTTCCGCCCCCGCAGGATTCGGCGATCTCCGCTCCGCCGCCGAGCGCGCGGATGCGATCATGCAGGGCAAGGATCCACAATGGAGCGAGCGCTATGCGAACGGCGATGTCGCCGCCTACCAGCTCGTCACCAAGCTCCTCGCCGACTCCAAGAAATAATCTCCGTGTAGTTAGTCGATGTGTCGCAGCCCCGTTCCCTGTTCGCAGGGGGCGGGGCTGTTTGGTTTTCCCCGCTTCAATAGGCGTTTCCCCCGCATTTCCCGCACTCTCACACCGTCAGCAAGACAGACAACCGGCACCAGTGGCCGCCCTGTCCTAAAGCACAGCCCGCTCATCGCTCTGCCCCTTTTAGGACAACCGGACGCGAACGGATTCACCAACCGTTTCACACCAAACCACTACCACCACCATGTCTCTTGCAGTACCAGACCATTTCACCACTCAGTTCGGAAAGAACTTCGAGCCACTCGTCGCCCAGACCGTTTCCCGCCTGCGCAAGTTCGCAGTCGTGACCACCGGCTGCACGGGCGAAGCCAAGACCCA